CGTCGCCGGAGCCGTCGCTGTAGCCGGAGCCGTAGCCGGAGCCGTCGCCGGAGCCGTAGCCGGAGCCGTCGCCGGAGCCGTCGCCGGAGCTTATCGGATCAATATATAGAAATTTTTTTATTACATTTTCCATACTTTCACTGATTTAATATTTGTAACAGCCTCGTCTGTGCATGGCAATACCTCTATCACCTGTGGTAGATAAACACCGTCTTCGTCGGTGATCGTCACGGTGAATTTGCAGTCGGATGGGTTTTTCGTTCCGTCAACCGCCAACTGGCTCAATGACGCGGCGCCTGCCCAATACCATAAACGCCTCGCGTTTGTTACGATAGCGATTGTTCCGTCCAGTTTTTGGATGTTTCCAAACCACACACCGGCGGAATGGGTTCTGATAATGTAGAATTTGTTTTTGTCCATGAGATTTATTTGATTTTAAAGAAATGTTTTTGTAATCTTGGATTAAAACCTATTAACTTATCGCGTTCGCTTACACAGTGTCCCCACGGCGCGGGCCCAAACATCGGCTTTGTACTACTGCCATAATATAAGAACCAGCTATTTGCAGCCTGTTTGCTTGCTACATACGTTCTGCGGGCATCAAGTGCCATCCAGGTTAATAAGTCCATTGGTATTAATGGCAAAGATACAACTGCTCGGAAAGTCTTTCAAAGGATGATTGCCGCTCTGCGGCCAGTTCCCGCCGGTCGTAGTCCTCGCTCATTTGCATGGCGATATCCTTCGTGCGGATGATTGAGCCCTCAATGCGGGCATTGTCTTTCAGCTGCTCCAGCATCGGAATAAGTTGCGGATGGGTGTCAATTGGTTGTGGTTGGTTGGTCATAGCGTTTATTTTTTTTATTTCAAGCTTTTAAGAAATCAGTAATTGGTTTTTTGAGCCAACTACAAATTAACTCAAGGGTGTTAAGTTCAACATCGCCTCCGTTTACGACCCTTGAAAGTGTGGAGGTGCTGATACCTACTTCGCTGGCAAAATGTCTTAACCCCAATTTCTTTTGCCTTTCTCCCATTTCAAAAAACATCTTATCGTTCAATGCTGTGAGTAACTCTTTTTTCTGTAATGCCATTGATAAAATAATTTAATCAAAGATACAAAAGTTATTTTGAATGAAACAAATATCTCTTTAGGTAACTATATACCTATTGGGACAAGGTAATTAATTTGCTTCTAAATAACTATCCTCTTCTTTAAATAATGCGTTATAGCTGGCTGTACTTAATCTTCAATAACCGCAAGGACAGTGAATATATAGAGGGGATGCTTGGTGCTTTTGACCTATATTTATCACTAAAGCAATTACAACTAACTATCCTTATTTATACCCGGGAAAAACATGAATCTGTAACGCTGTTTGCTGTGTTAAACGACTTGGAATTTGTATTAATCAACAACAAGCGTATTACCCATCTTGCGGTAACCTATTCTGATAACATCCCAGTTGATGATAACCACATTTACGCAGTAGTTCCAAAATATCCAGAGGATTAACGCCCTTAATTGAAAGTATGTTTGTGTTTTCGTTTGGGGTTAATTCAAACTTCTCCTTAATAATTTCTAAGGGTTTTTTTTCTATTGTTTCCATATTGATTTTTTTGAAAATAAAAGTGCTGATTCGGTTATCGTATTAATTGAGTATAGAAACTCAACTACTGTAATTAAATACTCAAAAAAGGAATTTGAACGTATTATAGACAGAATAATTACGGTTATGACTTTTGTAAATGAAACGATGGGTACTTTGAAATCCACCTGAGCCCCTCGCTACTTTTTTCCGTTTGCAACCGTACTAATTTCGGTCATTGGGGTTCGGATGCTTCTTTAGTGTTTTACTTGTACCGGGGAGTGGATTCGAACCACTGACCTTTTGAATATACGCTTTGTAAATCTATATGACAATACGTCTACTGTCTTTAATATAAACTTTCTCTATTCAAATTATCTAACCATCTGATATACCCCGCCATTTATTTTATTTCTACAAAAGTAGTACTAATTTTTTTAGCTGATTGTAATTTTTATCTTTGTCCCAATAGATATATAGTTACCTTTCTTTATTAAATGAAAATAAAATATGTATATAGTTACCTGTATTTATTTACTCCCCATCTGCATCCGGCGTTTTTCCTCCCTGATCTTCGCGACAAGGCTTCCCGATCCTATGAGTATAATAAGGGCGCACGCGATTGCGATAGCCCAGGTCTCCGCGTCCGGCGGGGTCATCAGGGCGGAGATTAGAAGCATGGTGAAAAACACCCACAGGGTGATCAGCACGGCGATGTGGCCCTTGATGGTTCTATTCATAGGGGCAAATCCTCCACGTAAACGTTAATACTTTGCGTAGCAACATATTCGTCCTCGATCGCTTTATCCAACCAGCGACTAAACTCTTCAATGTCGGTTGTGGCCAATAGGCGCACACCCGAAGTGTGCATGTAAGTTAAATGATAGCGTTTCATAATCATAATGTATTTTACCGGCAAATGCCCGAACCGTGTTAAGGTGTCGAGCTATGGGCCGGGGGCTTGGGCTGGCTAATCGGCCGTCGTGTCAATGTTACTCACCTCGTCGATGTGGCTAATAAGCCGGTTCAACATGCTGTCCGGTATGTCGCTGTACACGATCGTGTCAACCTTGCGAACCGTCACAGTGTTGTAGCCGTGGTAATCTGTCCGTACGTCAATGATCTGCACGTCATCAGCATTACCTGCCCGTACGAGCAGACAACCGCACAGGACGGCTAAAATGACTACTGCACCCCAGAGGGCTTTAATTGTCCGCCGGGCATCGCGAAGCGGGGTGTCGGTGTTGTTCATAATTATGGGTTTTAGTGGTTTATTTCTGTACTTCCTTAAGCTGTTTAAACATTGCCTTGTCCGCCAGCAGCTGTTCAACATAGCGCTTAAAGTTTTTCTGCGGCGACCTTGCCGCCTGGACGGTTAATTCCTCTATGATCTTTTCGTCGAGGTCGATATTCTTTCTTTTTATACTCATTGTTCGTGGTCTTTTACTGCCAAATCCCCATTGAAGGGGCTAAGACAACCCGTGAAAACTTTCTCACGGAAAACACAGGTTCTTAGTTAAATATCTTATTAAACTGTTCGTCTTGACCATTCCAGTGGATGTATTGTCCATTTTTGCCGCCGTCCTCATCAACACAATATTCTATCCCGTACGTGATTTCAGAGGTAATAACACCTATACATAAATCACCATCTGAATAAAATTCAACCCTATCGCCAATTTCAGGAGTAGATGTTCTTTCGCCGTTTAAATATTCGTTTTGCATGGTTTTATAAGATTAATAGATGTTAGTAAATCCCGTTTCTGTCAAAAGCTTGTTAAAAAACCAAGAAGGAACAATTAATTTATCGTCCTCGATTTTGATTATTGATTTAGGCATCCAAAAATCTCTATGGCCGCAATCACCATTAAGCCTTTCAGTATAACCAACCCAGCAAATAGCCTTTTCAGATTCTTTTCTTAACCTGCCATTGTAAGCCAAGTAAACGGTAGTAGTTTTTGCGTAGTTGCCAGCAATCAACTTTGAGGTTGCACTTGCTTTAATTTCGTTTGATTCCATTTTTAGAAAGTTTTTTAAAGTGTTTTCAAGTTAAACTATTTCCGCTGAATATTGTTAGTACCCTCTAATTATTTTGCACTCTTTTTCGGTGGCTATCATCCCGATGCAGAAGGCCAGTAGCCATGCAAACACGAAAACGATTAAGTTGATGTTTAGGAATAACTGGTTGACTGGTTTAAACAACTCGGACGCCATTAGGCCAAATACGGATACCATCCATACGATTAGTAACGCCATACTAATAGCGTTAAGGATTTTTACGGTTTTCATTGATCATTTTTTAATTACCGGACATCCGGCACCTCAAAACCCCCAGCCGGTTGATGGCGTGGGGGCAAGGGCTTGACCTGAAACGATCAAGAAAACAGGCAAGGTCTTTAATTGAGCTTAACAGGCCTAAATTCACCCACAACGTTAACAGCGCCGTGTATAGCGTTGTTGGTTAACTGGCGTTGCCATGCCATGTTAGAAGGGGCCCATTTAAAAGCGTTTCTTTTCAGCAGTTCAATTACTTGTCTCTCAGGCTTGCCGTCAAATATTATTTGCAACCTGTCGGCCTCGTAATTGAACAATATTTTGCCGTTGCTAATAGTGTACTCCCTCGATGCTTTATTAGCCTGGTCGTATTGCGCTTCTCTTTTAGCCTCGGCGGCCTCGGCCAGTTTCCAAATCGAATTACTTGCAGAGATAACAGGCTTTTCAATTTTTGAATTAACCTCTTTGATCAAGTCAAGGCATTTTATCAATAGATCAGTGTTGCCGCTGTTGGCTATGCGTGTTATACGGCCTGTCAGGTTGCTAACAAATAAAGGGCGGGAGCTGCCGCGAACAGTGCCGTTATCTATACCGATAATAGTTGCGCAGCTGCTTAGTATTTGCTTTTTGGTGTACTCAAAAACCTCGTTATCTTTTTGCGCCTGTGGCTTGCTGGCCTCTTTACGTTTGGCAATGGATTTTAGAGCATTTTCCCTCCAATCTATGAACTCATTCAATCTATGGTGCTCTGATTGATTAGCCTTTTCAGCCCTTCTAACGGGGAAATTTGAACCACCTGTTATCATTGTAGAAATGCATCTGGATTTTGCACCCAGCCATGCGGACAGGTGTTTTTTATACCCTGCTATATACCCAGCGTGTTCCGTTTCGGGCATTGTTTCAAGATCGCCGTTTAACTCTTGTTCTGACGACGATATAATGTCGTCACGGCGTTTTTCAGGGCTGAACGATGTTCCGGTATGGGCCCTGTACGCAAGTTCTTTAAATTCGCTTAATTGTATCATTTCTGATCGTTTTTTAAAGTGTGAATTATTGAATATTTTGAGGTTAAAAACTTATTCAGTTCCTTCCTTATTTCCCGCCGTAAACGTATTTCAACATATCCCGAAATCCGTACACAGTCATTTTCAACTGTGTATTTTATGCCATTTACTGTAATCGTTTCCATAAATAGATTAAAGTGTGAATTATTTGCTCCCTGCCTTATGCGCGGCATAATCGTTTTCTTTTTGCAGGGATGCCGCCCGCTGAGCTTAGCGGTAACAACGGACTAATTTTTTAATTCTGATACTACGTTATATTTTGATTGAATATTAAACATATCATAAATGCCGTTAAAGGTATAATATGCTATTCTATCTTTACTTCCATCGGGATTGGTTATAATTCCGCCAATAGGATAATGAGAAGTATTTAATTCATCTGGTGTGAAAATCTTTCCGTTTGTAAGAAGATATTTTTTACCTATTTCTAATTTTGTCATGGCTGCTAAGCTTTTTTTATTGGTTAATTCCAATAAGACAAATGTATATAATGTATATCATATATTTATCATTATAACTAAATTAATAGGCATTAAGCATAATTCACCTCTATTCACTATTACCTTTTGGAATACCTTTTACCCTGATAGCGGCATTTTTAGCGTACTTAGCATATAGAGCCCGATTACTGGCCAAATATCTCTCATTATTTTTTCTATAGTAAGCGGTATAGGCTAATTTACATTCATCACACCGGCATCCATTAACAATATACGTTCTATAGCTTGGATGTGCTGCGCTGTTCTTTCTTCCTTTTTTCATCATGTCGGCCATATTCTCTAAGTGGGTACCTAAAAACAGGTGATCAGGGTTAACGCACTTAGGATTATCACAGGTATGACAAACCTCAAGCCCCGGCGAAATCTCGCCCTTATGATAGGTGTAAGAATAAACATGGGCACCAATATTTTTACCATTATAACCAAATTGGCCATATCCTTTTAATGTTAATGCCCGCTGCCATTCCCAGCAACCGTTAAGATCATTGATCTTTATTCCCGACAGAAACCGCTCTGCCGGTGTAATACCTTTTGGATAGATAATTCCCATAATTAAAAAGTCCTGTTCAGGTTCATGCGATGCCGCGCAATCCCCCAAACAGGACTAAAATATTTTCACTTCTCCCGGCATGGAGATTAATTACCCTACAAATATAGTGCTTTTATACTATCAAAGGAATAGCTTCCCGTCATACTCCCCGCCCATCCACCTCTCGTACTCTCGTAAACATAAATAAAACAACGCGCGTAGCGCTGCCCATCTGCCGAAGGCTGTTCCTAACCAGGCGACAAGGCTAAGAACAAAATATGTCCATCAACACCTTTTCCCCTTTTGCCGTAATTACATAGTTGTTAGTAACTATGTGCCTCCCAAAACAAGGGACCAGTCTGGGTTTTTCCTTTAATGCTATTAAACCCAACTCGTGCAGGTACTTTAAATCTTTAATTATGGTGGCATGGTAATTATAACGTAATATAAGGTTAGTCTTATTTACCTGTTTTAAAGCTCGTATAGACAATAAAACCTTTAGAAGGTGTTTACCCCTATGTTTATCTGTTAATGGCATATACAGGCTTATATGGCTTGTGGTAAGCGATAACAACCGATCTATAGATTCTGTTATTACGTTCAATACTTTTGTATCTATTTCCCCCTGTTCAGGGTTGGTTACTACCCTCATACCGTCATTTGTACGTAATGTATGATCCTTCATAACCCCAAAGTTAACAGGAAAATAGCTAATAGCAACAGGGTGGTTGCCTGGCGAAGATGATCACCTATTAGGCTGGTCAAGATGGCTATTAGCACTACAAAAAGTTATAATGGACGATAACCGGTATTATGTTAACCTGGACTAAGGGTATCAAAAGTTATAATGAGGTGCTGAAATCCTTTTTGGACCAGGCCCACCCCATTGCACCATTTTGACTTTGACGGCAGGGTTGACAGGGGTGGGTGTTTGGGGTCGTTACCCCCGGAACAGAACTCCATACCCCGACAAGAGAGTTATATACTGGCAAAAGGGAAGGTATAAACAGGTAAAGGCTGGAGGCGAAATATAAAAGAGGGAGGGGTAAATGGTGGGTGTTTTTAAAGGATAAAAAACTGTTCTATATTATTGCAAGTTTCTTATTCTTAAAAAAAGCTTTGTAAGTGGTTAGGTGATAATGAGTTAGGTTGTTTTTTGAAAATTAATGTATTGACAAAATAGGGGTTTTGATTTATACTTAGCCTGTCAATACATTTACATTGATTTTTTAGTGTTTTGATAGGATAATGAAAAGAAGTGAGAATGTCAAGGATTAATTTTAGAAAAGTTTAAAGTGGGTAATATTTCCTTTTCCATTCCAAAAAAGTTTTTCGATAGTTTTCTTTCCGTTATTAGTTGCCGATAAGGATGATCTATGCCTAAACGCTGTAACCTCCTTAAATGGCGCGGCATACTCTGAAAGATAAGCTGGGTATTCTAAATCGCCAAACCATTGATAAAACCTGTCATAATGGAACGCATCGCCGTGATACACTACAGTTCCTTTATATGGAATATCGCAATAAATTATCGGATTTTCTCCGCTGATAATTACGTTTTCATAGGATAAATTCGTAATTTGTAGGTTTTGTAGGTTTTGAATACGCGAGAGGTGCTCAATCATGGAAACTCTTTCTAAATTCTGTATCCTATTTCCCACATAATCACAAAAGACAATCCTTCGCTTTTGAATATCTTTAATGTCGAGTAGTGTTGGTATATCAAGCCCGAGCTTCTTCATGCTATCTAAGCAACCGAAAACAACAAATTGATGGGCAAGTCTTTTTAGTTCCTCAATATCGGCCCCGTAAATGTAAGATGATTGTTTATTCCCAAAACTCCAGCAACTCATAACAAAACCACTATACCAGTCGGCATCGGTTCGGGCGCACTGTTTAAAAAATTCTTCACGCGTTACCCATTCATAAAATTTAGCCCCCAGCTCCCTGTTGCTTTTCAGATACTTAACAAGATGGTAAATGTGGTCATTTAATTCATTGTAATGGGTCTTAAACCTATGATCTTTAATAGCACAGAATGAAACAGACCCTCCACCGCCAAATAGGTCGTAAAAATCTGTGATGCCGATATGCCTTGAGGTGATGAAACTTAAAATGTCGGGTGCTAACTTTCGCTTACTACCCATGTATGGAATACCTAAACTCATAAGCCAAAAGTAAATTATTTTGTCAATGTATTAACAAAATAAAAATAATTATTTCTATCTTTGATTAATGGCAAAAGCGATAAGCAAACCTGATTTAAGTCCGGAAAAAATAGGTAAAAACCCTTTTACGGCGGGTCTTGAAATTGCGGTGGTAAAAAAGAGTTTCAAGGTTCTCAATAAGTTTGAGCAGGAAGATGTCAAGGAATATGAACTGGAAAAAACGCCATATACAAAAGTTTTTGAGCATGCCGGCGATAAAAAACAGGTGAACGAATTACCGATCAGGTGCAAGGAGTTCTACCTATGGCTCATTCACACGATTAAGCCCGCTCAGGACATTATTTGGGTTGACCGGGTATCTTACATGAAGATGATGGAGATAAAGTCTCTGAACACTTATAAAAGGGCTATACAGGTGCTGTGCGACAATAATTACATCTACGCACATGCTAATCCGTTGTATAAAGAGGTTTACTGGATAAATCCAAAGCACATTTTTAAGGGTTCCAGGTTGATTAAGTACCCCGAAAATGTGATCGTAAAGGCAACTGTTAAAGTAAAATAACCTTCAATATTCAAACGATGAAATACAAGATCTTTAAATTTAAAGAAACAGACGACAGTCCTGATTTCGCGTTGCCGGAGCGTATAAATGAGTTGATCGCCGCCGGCGTAGTAAAAGTTTACAGATCATTAACTGACTTTAAAAATAGGAAAAATGAAAATAGAAATTGTATTGAACGGAAACAAGTACGCCATTGTGGTTGAGAGCAATAGCTATGTGGCTATTAAGTACGGTATAAATCAGTCCGAAGGTAAAAACTTCGGGAAAGAGACAACCAAAGAGTTAGGGTGGTTCACAAAACTATCTACTGCCGCGCTACGGCTCTGTAGAGAGGAGATTGCTAATAGTGATGATGTTGTGGGCCTGCAAGAGTTTGCGCGTCGTATAGAGGCTATAAACGCACAATTACGCGAACAGTTGGAGGCTGCAGGTGTGTAATGGGAAATATATCTGAAATTCAATGGACGGATGGAACCTGGAATGTGGCCCGTGGCTGCACTAAGGTTGACGCCGATTGCAAATACTGCTATATGTACCGGCAGTCGCTAAACGCTACCCGCTATAAACCTGACCAGGTCTTGAAGACAAAGACCGTGTTCATGCTGCCGCTTCACTACAAGGAAACAAAATCAGCCTGCTGGGAGGGAAACCCTTTGATATTTACTTCGTCGCTAACTGACTTCTTCCATGAGGATATCGATGGTTTCAGAAATGAGGCGTGGGATATTATTCGCAAGTGTCCGCACTTAACGTTCCAGATACTCACTAAACGCCCTGAACGCATCGCCGACCATCTGCCGGTCGATTGGGGTAACGGATGGAATAACGTGTGGCTGGGCACGTCGATAGGCAGTGAGGCCGGGATCCAGCGCCTTGATGATCTACTACGCGCACCAAAGGCAACAGTTAAGTTTCTTTCATTAGAGCCGCTACACGGCCCGCTTGATTTAATGTATCCGTTAGATGTGTGGCCGCAGGGGCCGCCAATGTGTTGTAATGGGTTTATGTGTGGCTGTATGGGTCAACCCATCGAACCGCCGATTATTCACGGCATAGATTGGGTAATCGTCGGCGGAGAGAGCGGCAACGATGTTGGTAAATATAAATACCGTCCGTGCGAAATAAAGTGGATAGAGGACATTATTGCCGCCTGTAAGTATGTTCATATCCCCGTTTTCGTTAAGCAGGTTGGCACCCACCTTGCAAAGGAACTCGGAATAAGCGACCGGCATGGCGGCAACTTCGACGAGTTTCCAGCTTCTATAAAGTTTAGAGAATTTCCAAAGCCACCTAAAAGATGACCAAATCCTACGACGCGAAGCTAATCCACACCGGTGACAATGACTGCAGCATTAAATATGTCAATGAGGCTTATGTGTATCGTGATTTAAAACAAGCGTTTGACAATGGCGCTAATATCACCGTTACGGTTAAAAGCCGCAGTAAACCGCGTAGCTTACAACAGAACGATTTTTATTGGGGGTACTTCTTACAATTTGAAATAGATTGTTTTAAAGAGTTTTGGGGAGAGGTATACGATAAAAAGCAAATACATGATTGGAACAAACAAAATTTCTTAGGCGATACTAAGGTCATTGAATCCACCGGGGAAATTGTTCGCCTACCGGGGTCATCGGCAAAACTAAGCACGGTTGAGTTTGAGTTTAAACTTGATGATATTCGCCAATGGTTTAGGATGAATTTTGAGTGGGAAATACCGTATCCGGAAAAACAGATTCCTTTAAAATTCAAATAATTTAAAAAACATAATATGACAACAGAATCAGAAAAATTTGAAGTATGGGCTATCGTTGAGTTAATGGGACACCAACGAATCGCCGGAAAATGCACAGAAAAAAGCATTGCCGGGGTTAATATGCTACGGGTAGATGTACCCGAAAACGATAGTCAACCAGCATTTACGAAGTTCTACGGAGGAACGGCTATTTACGCCATTAATCCGGTAGATCAGGAAACGGCAGAAGCGACGGCCCGTTCTTTAAAGATTGCTCCAGTAAACGCCTGGAATCTCAAAGCGGCTATTGACAAATATGAAGCCGCTTTAAAAGAGTTGCCCTCTCATGTAGATAAAATCGCCGCCGAGGACTATGACGATCCGGAGGATGATTTTTAATATATCCGTTTACCTCTCAAATAATTTAATCAAATAAAAATCAACATGAGCAATTACACACATGTAGACGACTGTCCCGAACTGGAAAAGTTTGCCGACCTCGTAACCATCAACCTCCGGCACGACTTCACGCCGGAAGAACTGGCGCAGGAAAGCCAGATGCTGGCCCAATCCGTCAATGACAAGATCCACGAGGAAAATAACAAAAAGGTGGCCATGACGGTCTTTAAAAACAAGATCGAGACGTTTGACGCCGACATCAAGCTGCACGCTTCAAACCTCACACACGGCTTTACCTATGTTGACAAATCCTGTGAGATGTACCGGGACTGGAAAGCCGCCAAAAGAGTTTATTTCGACAAGCAAAGCGGAATTTTCGTCCGGGAAGAACCTTTTCACCCTTCCGACTACCAAAAGAAATTGGAGTTTGAAGCAGAGTATGAGCGCCTACGGTTGGAAGATGAAGCCAGGCAGCAGCAGATCGATGAAAATAACCGTGCCGGCATGTACGCGGAAGGGGAGGAACAGAACCTCGACGCGCTGGACGGTGTGATCCTTGCAAAGAAGATCGGTAAAAGGGGAAAACCCACTCCGAAGGATAACCTTCACCCGAACCATGGCCGCGACGCGGAGGAACCCGAACTGCCGGAAGATGATATTTTTGCCCCTATAAAAGAGGGATAATTTATATCTTTGCGCCATAACACCCGAACACTGCTTTGTAGTCTTTGGATGGTGCATAGCGTTTAAAAGGGTGGGGTGGTTCCCACCTTTTTTTATTCACATTATTTGGAAGTTTGAAACTAATCAATATATTTGAACCATGAATGAAATACGTACCGACCTTGTCCGCGTTAAGACCTACGCCGACACTATTCGTAAAAGCACAACCCATGTTTATGACCTGGCTAAAAAGGGAACCATAAAGATCGTAGAGATCGATAAAGTAAAATTTGTTAAGGTAGTTTAACCTCTTTTTTTGGCTCTATACAATTTGAAAGTACAAACCTCTAATAATTACACTTATGGATACTCAAATTACCTATCAGAACAAACTACTTGATCCGCGCTGGCAAAAGAAAAGGTTAGAAATATTTCAACGAGATGGGTTTGGTTACTGCAGTTGGCGAAGATTCTCTACTAAGGCATTATAATAAAATACAACAACTAAAATAGTTGTAACCAATGCCTGGATATATTAAACTACATCGTCAGTTGCTCGATAGTCAGCAATTCAGAAACCCTAATCACTTGAAAGTTTGGATATGGATGTTATTAAAGGCAAGCCACAAGCAGCGGGTTGTATCATTAAAAATCGGCCCTGGATATACTAATGTTGAACTCGAAATAGGTCAATTTGTTTTCGGTAGAAATAAAGCGGAGGAGGAACTCGATATTGATGCATCAATGATTTATCGAGTTTTAAAGATTTTTGAGACCGATGGGTCTATTATTGTAAAATCGAACAACCAATATTCAATCATAACTATCTGTAATTTTGAAACTTACAATAATGAATTAGAATATGATGAACAGCCAGTGAACAGCCAGCGAACAGCCAGTGAACAGCCAGTGAACACAGACAATAAAGTAAAGAAGGTTAAGAAGAATGGTAGTAAACTACCATTAAGCGAAAAGGAGCAGATTTTTTTAAATATTATGGTAGAGGTGACTGGAAAAAAGTTTAAAGTTTTAAGTGATAAAACAAGGCGACAGTTTAACGAATTAGTAAAACTTAAGTATACCCGACACGATATAAAAAGGGCCGCACAAACGGCCCTTTTAGAAATGACCGAGCGAAACACTCAAGAATATTTAACTCCGGAATTTATTACGAGGATGGATGAATTTGAGAAATATATTACTATGGGGCCAAAACAAATTATTGATTCAAACCCGAGTAACTGATGATAAAGTCAATAATGGATATGCTCCCCGGCCTTGAAAAACTAAGGAAATCGGGTATTGTAAGGGGTGAAGATACCGGCTTCCGCTGCCTGGATAAACTTTATTCCGTAAAACAGGGCACTTTCACCATTATTTATTCAGAGCCTACACACGGTAAATCAGAGTTTACTTTTGAATTGTGTATTAACCAGGCTGAAAAATTCGGTAAGCGTTCGCTGATCTGCTCCCCGGAAACCGGAACGGTAGAGGAAATAATAGCCGAGTTGGTACATAAGATTACTGGAAAGAAAATTTACCTTACAGAATACAACCATCTTGAAGATAAAGATTTTATAAAAGCCCTTGAATGGCTTAACCACCTATTCGTTATCGTTGATACCGACGATAAATCTTATTCTATACCGGAGTTATTTAAATTGGCTGATCAATGGGAAAAAGATCATCCCGGCGAAAGGATTGATATTATTGTAGGTGAACCGTACAATGAACTCGATCACTCAGCTATGGCTTTTTTCGGAACCAGGCAGGATTTATACATTGAAGATTTGATGGGAGGTATGCGCCGGTTGTGTCGAAAGAGAAACAGGCACTTTATTTTGACGATACATCCAAGCGGATCAGCAACGCCGATTACAAAAGATGGGTTAACTTACTACCCTAAGCCACTTCCCAGGCAAGCTGCAGGAGGACAGGCCCTATATCGTAAGGCTATGACATGGATTACTTTATGGCGACCGCCTTCAAAGTTAAGAAACGAGTATGGACAGCCTCACGGAGATAACGTCTGCTTGGTTTACATTGATAAAGCTAAACCAAAAGGAGTGTCGTTCAGGGGTGATTGTAAAATATTTTTCGATTGGAAGAAAAACAGATACTTCGAGCAGGAATGGGGAGCTAATTTTTATGCCTTTGAGCAACCAAAGGGTTCTGATACACCCGAACAAATGCCCGATGCAGAACAGCAAATAGATTTTAAACCCGAAGAAACGCAAGAAGAAATACCTTTTTAACTATGAGCACACCCTTCGGATCACCAAAACAAGCATTGCATGAGCAGTTGTTTCAGTTTTATGATATTGAGTTGCAGCAGATGTCGTCGGAAATTATTGATACACTTGAGCCATCGGTAATTTCAATGGAAGCTACTCAATTGGTTTTACAGATGCTTATCGAGTTGGCTGAACATATTAAACTCCGTGGTCAGTCGGACAGGGCGGGTAAATCAGCAAAACGCTTAACCAGGCTGCTTGAATTAATTTGTAAGTTTGATAAAGTAACCGGGAATATGGCAAAGTTAAAAACAGACAATCGCGAGCTTTGGCAGATGATTTATAAACTTCGCGCCGAAAAACAGGCGCTACAGACCAAAATTGATAATATTATCGCAGCAGAACAATTTTAAAATTATAAAAATATGTCAAAATCAATCTTTGAACCAGGAACAGATGAGTTATATTTCAGATTGGAATATAATGAAAAACAACGGGTATGGCATGCTGATAATTTTACTCATGAGCCGAATACTTTTGGTTGGGTCACAATCGCTGAACGGGAGCCCACAAAAAAACTATCTTTTTTTTGTAACATAATGGATGAATTTTTTGATGGAAAAAAACTGACGATCAAAGTTATTAAGCAATATTGGAAATTCTTTGACGCGGTATATAAAAAAGACTTATTTTAAACCACATGAAAATAGACCCTAACAACATTATTTTACCCCGCGCCCGCCGACGAGTTTACCCACTTTAAACGTGCGCAGAATAATAAAATTTGAATAGTATGTTTTCCTATTACGGGTCCAAAACAAATATCATTGACTTGTACCCAGCGCCGGTTCACGATAAAATTATTGAGCCATTTGCAGGGACCGCGCGTTATGCTCTAAAATATTGGGAAAAGGAAGTTTTATTAGTTGATAAATATCCGGTGATTACTGAAATTTGGAAGTGGTTACAACAATGTAGCGAAAAAGATATTTTAGGACTACCTCGTTTTAAGGAGAATGAAAATATTAACAACCATGTTTATGATTGCGATGCACAGCGTTATCTTGTCGGTTTTTTGGTTGGGTTTGGATCTACTAATCCGAGAAAAATAGCTTCACCAAGAGCCAGACATAGGCCAAATTCACAAAACTATAAAATCAAAAAAATAGCCTCGCAATTATATAAAATCAGACATTGGGAAATACGTTGTGGATCCTTTGACGAAATAGAAAACGAGGTAGCCACATGGTTTATTGACCCACCTTATCAGTTTGGTGGACATGCATATATTCATAGTAATAAAAAAATTGATTTTAATAGTTTGTCATATTGGTGCAAGTCTCGAAAAGGGCAGACAATGGTTTGTGAAAATAGTAAAGCAACATGGTTGCCGTTTTTACCAATGGTTAGCCAAAACGTACTTTCTGGAAGGTCTGCTGAATGTATTTGGACAAATTATCATACGCACTTCAACAATATTCAACAAAAACTAATTTTAGTATGAAGAAACACCAAAGCACAGTCGGTAAAAGCGATGAGTGGTTTACTCCGCCGGAAATTTTGTCAAAACTTTGTCAGTTTGATCTTGATCCAGCTGATTCCATAAGTTCCCCATTTAAAACAGCTCACAAAAGTTTTACTCCCAAAGAAGATGGACTTATGCAAAAATGGGCTGGCCGCGTGTGGCTTAATCCACCTTTTAACCGTTATCAACGTGGCTTATGGATGGAAAAAATGGCCGAACACAACAATGGGATAATGTTAATTCCAGCTGCCCTTGAAACAGAAAACGCTTATAAATATGTTTGGGGCAAGTGTGCAGGAATTTTATTTTTGGAGGCGAGACCCCATTTTTATTACATTGATGGAACAAGGGCTAAGGCGAACAGCGGTTGTACAATTTGCCTGGTTGCTTATGGTCCAGAAAATTTAAATATCTTAATGCTTTCAGATCTTGGAAAAACAGTAATTGAATGTAATTAAAGGCAATACTCGCTCAAATTTGCCCTTGTGACCGTATAATAAGCTATTACAGCCATTATCTCCTGCAAAAGGTATATTGGTGCCAAAAAACATTATCGTGTCTCTACGGGCATAAAAAAGCCCCGCTGTTGGCGAGGCATTAATTTTTGGTGTGGGGGCTATTTACCCTGCCAAAGCATCCACCGCAGCGGAGTTGATTGACAAATACAACATCTGCCCTTTGTAGTGGGTAGATACCGTAGTAGCCACATTTTTAACCCTGATGGAGCAAAGAGCGAACGGATACTGGGCCCGGACGGCGGCTGTAGTATCGACAGCCTTTCCAACGTCCGTTACGTCGTAATGCCAATTTTCAGATACGTTTCCGGTTTGTAACTGTGGTGCGTGTGACCCGTATGGCGCCATCGCGCCGCCTAAGACGGGTAAGGTGATCCTTTGTGCCAATGTAGTAGTTATTTACCCTTTGCGACATTGCATCGGGCTCTAACAAAGGTAAATAAACTTTAAGCATTTGCAAGGTTATTTACTTCTGTCTGATTTTGCCCCAGAAAGTAGAACGCCGTTCTGAAATGGTTGGCATCAACAAACTTGACAGTGATGCCAGAAAGGGCAAATGGAAACGCGGTTTGCTGCGCCGTGGTGGTGTCGTAATTCCTTTGAAGCTGGTCCACGCCAAAGCTGATATATTCAGAAACGCCACCATTGGGGAGTTGTGGTGCTGCTATGTTTGCGGTGGAGTAGGGGGCTAATGTGCCACCTAAGCAAAGTAGTGATATTCGATTTGCCATTTTTTTAATTGCTTAAAGTTGCAATACGATTCAAATATCAGAAAAAAACATTTGGATTTACGATTTTAATTTTTGAATATTTGTGAAGCGAACAGACACAGTGAACAATAAAAATCAAAAATATTCGGGTATCCTCACTTGTTTACGACTGTTCGCGCTATCTTTTCATTTGGGGTGCCCGTTCTTTAAATCATGCAGCTAAAATCCAATAACAATCTCATAGGCGACTTGCTCGGGATGGCCCCGATGTTAATTGACCTTTCAAAACGCGAAGGTGGATTGAAAGTATATCAGTCTCTTGATGAGGGCAAGTGGATATATCCATTTATAGCGCACCAAGGCATTGAACTGGTTGACTATATGGACGAGGCGCAGCCATTTTTTGAGCCGGATATAAGCGAAGCCTTTGCTTTTAGCCACATTGACGATCTTCAAATGACGCAGTGCTGGCACCATCAATGTGACATGCTCACCCCCGAACACCCGATAAAGGCCGACTTAAAAATACCTGATATTGACGTGCCTGTTTACGATTGGGTATTTGCCCCGTTCGGGCGCAGCGCGCCGGATGATCAGAAGTGGGATTTAAAAAATTGGTATTTACTGGCAAAACAATTACAAAATTCAGGTTATTCGGTCGCTGTAATTGGCAACGGCAAGTTGGATCGGCCTTATATGGGAATGTCGTATGCCTATGTGCCTGAAATGTCGCGGCCAATGGTGGAAGTGATGAACATTTTGAAAAAGGCACGTTACGGCTGCGTGTCAATTGTTACAGGTATAAGCCAGCTTTGCTTCCATTTGGGAGTTAAAAACTATGTTTTAAGCAACCAGGGAGGTTTGTGGGGTCAAAATCCTGATGGGGTATTGCTACAAACCTATATCCCCCGTATTACCGTTGACGAAGTTTTAACTGTTTTAAGAAAGAAGTAATTATGGGATTGGAATTTATAGAATTTAATGGTCAAAAATACCCATCCCATGAATCTGTATGGGGTGCTGCGCTGTGGATACACGCTCTTGCAAAATTTTACTGCAAAGGCGAAAACGGACTCGACATTGGTTACTCAAAGCCTGAATGGAAGTTGCCAGAGGCATATGGTGTTGAACCAACCGTTGACCCGGAATACCACGCCATGAACCTGCCTTTTCACCGCTTTGGCTGGGATTATATCTTCAGTTCACATTGTTTGGAACACGTAAAAGAGAACTGGTACAACGTGCTTGATTACTGGTTATCTGCAATAAAGGTTGGAGGTATTTTATTTCTTTACCTGCCCCACAGCACACAACTTTATTGGAGGCCGGAAAATAATCGTAAACATCTCTATTTTTTTTCGGGCTTTGAGATTGAAACATACCTGACTAAATTGGGCCACAAAGTTTTCGTTGGCGGTTGTGACGCAAATCATAGTTTCGTTGTGATTTGCGAAAAGGTTGCGGTGAAAACAGGTGAGCAACTGACGAAAGAATATCATGAAACCCCAATTAAGTTTTCACCGGTAACGCCAAAATCTTTTAACAGCCCTCACAAATGGGTTGATCTCGACACACTTCCTGGCGACACTTTGCTGAAAGACGCACGATGATACACGTAAAATATATTTCATTTGCCGATGATGCTTCTTCCTGGTACAGATCGCAGGGGGTATTCCCTTACATCAAACACGAGGATTTAAAGTTTACCGATATAAGTTCAACTAAAATCGAATCATGGGTAAATTGTCTTAACGCGAATATTTTGGTAATACAGCGGCCCTCAACTGAATTTCATTTGATGATTATCAAGCAGGCGCAGCAGTTTTTTATGAAAGTTATTGTAGATTTTGATGACGATATTTTAAATATCCCGGAACATAATCCTGCCTATGGCATTTATCACCCACAAATAAAGTTTATAAAGCAGATAATTCGGATAGCCGATGAAGTTTGGGTAAGCACAAAGTCAATATCCGAAAGTTTTGCGCCATTCAACCGCAACATTCACATTATCCCCAACGCCCATAACAACTTTGTTTTAAAAGACAAAAAACCATTTAACCCTGAAAATAAAATGGTGGTGTACCGTGGAGGGCACACTCACAGGTTCGATTTGTATAGCTACCGGGAACAGTTGGTAAAGACCGCCAAAGAAAACCATGATTGGGCGTTTATGTACATAGGGGCCGACTACAACGAAGAATTTTTCAGGGCAAACCAAGAGGCGGATAATAAAAACGTGTCTGTGACAAATGGCATCCCTTTTATACAGTATATAGCACACTTGCGGTTTTTAAACGCTATGGTAGCGATTTGCCCTTTGGAAAACACTGTTTTGAACAGGGGAAAGAGCAACATCTGCTTCATTGAAGCAGTCTACGCGGGGTCAGCCTTTTTCGCCAATAAAAAACTGCCTGAATTTAACCTTGACTGCATTTTACCAATGAGCGCTTTGGGGGACACCCTTCATGGAAACCTGACTACCCGGTTGAAAAAATGCAACGAGGAGGCATGGCAATACATTAAAAAGAATCTATTTTTGAGTGAGATAAATAAATTAAGAATAGAAAGGCTTTTAAAATGAGCGAACTAAGATTGGCACCCATTGATAGGCAAAAATTAAAACACTTTTTGGCTTATACAAATGGTGAAGTGATTGTCACAAAAAAACCATTGAAAGGCGCCAACGCTTTTTTTGTGAAAGTAAAAGCATTGGGTAAAACATTTGAAATTTTCGGAAATTATATTGACCCATCAGAATTACATACTGAAAATTATTATAAAAAGGAGTTTTTGAGTTGGGGACTCAATAAGACGCTTGACGATCTTTTTAATTATAATACCGGTGGATACGCACCGCCACGACCCAAACATATAAACCGCGACGTATGTAAATCCATAGAAGCAAAATTAAAACTTTGGGCATGATTGAAAAGATTAATGTCGAAACCATTGAATTGCTTTCAAGCCAGGTGCTTGTAAAAGTAAGCCCAAATCACGACTTCCGGGAGATCCCCGGGCCCAACGGCACAAAAGTCGAATTATACATAGGCGACTTCGCCAAAGACTTCCACGCCACCGCCCAGAACGTCGCTATTACAGGAACTATTTTAAAGACCTGTGAGGCCCTATCGTTCCACGGGGAACTAAAGACACACCAAAAAGGAAAAACAATTGCCAGCGAGGAATACAACGCCCTCAACCGCTCGTCTATGCCATTTGACGTTGACCTGGACGTGGCAGAAGGCGATAAGGTACTATTTTCTCACCTCACAGGCTTGAACGCAGAGCCGGAAGGTAGATTATTAAAAGACGAAAAGTACGGGTATGTCATGCTCATGCGTTACGACATGTTATACGCCAAAGAGGTAAATGACGAAATTGTTCCTCTTAACGGTTGGGTGTTCTTTATTCGTGACCAAAAGCCAAGTGAATATCAGCTGCCATCCGGGTTGTGGATATGTGAAAAAGTTGATAAGTACGGCTTTTTAAAAGGCACGGTTGTCGCGGCTGATAAGCCGGTCAGGGACTATCTTAACCCAAAACACCGCGATACCGATTGGGATTTGCCAAAGGGGCAGCGTATCATTGTGCAGCCAAAATTCGGTTATAGGATTGCCCATGATGTACATGCAGGTAAACTTTTTGGCCTTGAATGTGTAAAAAGGAATTATTTGCTTGCTATATTTGACGAATGCTTGACCTCTCAAAATTAAGATATGACATTAGTAAAGTTTCGGCAAAAGAGCCAGTAATAAGTTATTTTCCTGAACTGGCAGATCACAAAGAGTTTTCTAATCCTAAGCATAACGATCTTCTCCAAATCTGCATCCTTGCCACCGATGAAAACAGCCCATTTGTAAAATCAGAGCGCGACGACTACGAAAAGCGTCTTGTCAAAATATTAGAATACCTAAATATTGTCGATAAGTCGATGCTTAAACACCTTGTAAAAGGTGATAATCCTATTTATGAGGCTATGGTAACAAAATACCTGATGCAATGCGATAGCTTAGCATACATCATGTGGTATGATAAGCTACGCATGTTTCACCAAGTTGGCGAGATATTACGAAGCCCTATTGACGCGGACACCGATATGAATAAACGGGTTACGCTTGATAAGCAAAGGGAACTTATCTACTCCACCCTTCTCGATTATGAGGCCCAAATATTTACCGATGTCCCAACGCGTATGAAGGTACGCAAACAGGTCGCCAAGTTGATACAGCCTGCAGAACAGTATAGTCAGGAAAAGCAGGTAATTTAAGCTATGGCCACAAAACTTTACACCTTAAATTATTCTAAACCTTCCGGGTATAATAAGCTCTATAAGTACGATGTTCCGGTTCCGGCCATGCCTCCGCTAAAGGATATGGAGAACTACGGACTGCCGATTGAACAGCAGAAATTCAGGCGAACAGTTATTCCAACTACTCTTTTAAACCGAAAAAAGAATTTAACGCCCGAAGAAACTGAATTTATAAAGAATGAACACCATAAGCGAAAAAACGGTGTATGGTACATCATAAAAGGAATCCAGATCTACTTCACCGGCCCATTTTACACATATCTGAATTACTGGTGGACTATAAAAGGCATACAGCCCGAATTTCGTTATATCCAATGCCTGATATTCCAGTTTTGGGATATGGTTGTCAGGGACGAAAATAGTTATGGTTGTTTCCTTGTCAAACCCAGGCGTATGGGGGGAACCGAATTTACTCTTTTCCTGATGTGGGAGTATATAACCCGCGTACGGAACACAAAAGGGGGTATGCAGTCTAAAGATGAAAAAACTATCTTTAAAAACTTCAAGCGGTTAACCAGGGGGAACAAAAAAGTTATTTGGTTTATGCGACCAATTCAAAAAGGTTCTGATGACCCGGATGAAATTTTGGAGTTTCGTTATCCCCGGGAGATTACAACCGCCAAAAGCCTTAAAGACCTTGCCGAATCCGGAGTTGAGGAAGACGTAGTGTATTCTGAACTTGAAATGGGTTCCGAAATAGATTTTCGCGCCTGTGACCCGTTAGCTTATGACAACGAGGAATTAAACAGAGGTATTTTGAACGAGGCCGGCAAACTTACTGGTATGAGCCTTTTAGAATGGTGGGATAAAACGAAACCATGTTATCACTATTACGATGGTGCTGAAATAGTAGGGAAATGTTTTGCTGAAAGCACTATAGAGGAAATTGACGACGACCAAATCGAGGAAGTCGTTTCGCTTTGCAAGGATAGCAACCCCGATCCTACAAAACGTGATGCTAACGGCAGAACATTATCTGGGCTTTACCTGTTATTTATAAATTATCTCGATGCTGCCAAGCCGGACGCATGGGGTTTTGGATTGACAAATGAGGCCAAACTTTTTCACGACAATAAAATCGCTGCATTAAGAGCACAGAAAAAATTCAAGGAAATATCTAACCTATTGAGAAAAGAACCGGAAACTCTTGAAGATGCGCTTGCTTCTTCCGGAGAACAATCGGCATTTAGTAAAGACAGGATTACGGAAATATCCAAGCGCCTTGACTTTCCGGAATCATTTGGCCTGCCGGAAGTAAAACACGGCAAATTCGGAAACTTCGCATGGGCCAATGGCACCCCCGACACAAAAGTTATCTTTATTGAGAGTGATGAGGTAAACGGGAAATTCTTTATGTCGCAGGACTTAAAAGATGGCGAAGATAACGCGCAGCTTATGGTTGGTGGTATCCGGTATCCGATGAATGTTCTTAGGTTTAGGGGAGGGGTTGACCCGTATGAGCATAGTGAAGTTGTGGATTTGGCAAAAGCGTCTAAAGGTGGTATGATTATAGGGAGAATGTATGATGATAACGTGGATGGGGCTAAAATAAATGAAGGTTCGCCGATTGAATACGCCTGGGAATGGTTATCAAAACAGCCGGTTTGCGATTATTTGGCAAGGGAGGAAGATCCCGAAGTTTTCTTTGAAGATATGCTTATGGCTCACGTTTACTACGGAACACAGATGAATGTGGAAAATAATAAAACGTCTATCAAAAAGCATTTCAGGCGCAGGGGCTATAGTGAATATTTAATGGGACGACCTGAAAGTACAATGGATTCTGATTATAAGTCCAACAATGTTAAACAAATAGGCACACCAGCCACTACGGATGTTATCAATCAATATTTTGATGCAATTGCGCATTACGTTTCTGTTTACTGTAATGCTATTAAGCATAAAAGGCTGGTTGACCAACTTGAAAAAACTAATAAGAAAAACAGAACCAAATATGATCTTTCAGTTGCTTTTGGGTTCTTTCTTTTAGCATGCGAAAAGAAATATGACAGACAACCAACCGAATATACTTATGATCCGGAACAAGAAGCAGACTGGTTTGAGTTTCACGAAATTTAAATATCAAAAAATATTATATAACTTTATCGCCTAAATGGAAAAACTCGTCAAGGCCGCTGATTACATTGGAAAATCCGCATATCCTTTCCCGGACGAGGAAAAATTAACTCAATCCAAAAGGCGCAGCGAAGCATACTTTCGTTCTTGCTGCCAGGCAATGACCTCTCGTTTTGTCAACAACCTCTGCGCACAACCCTATGACGGTGTTATAGAGGGTCGAAGGTCAATACGGGAGTTGCGATTGTACCGTAAAGGCTTAAACAGCCCCAATAAATACAAATCATACTTCGTCCCTCTCCAAAAAGAGGTAAATGCCGCAATAAACAAGGGGCTTTCCATCCCTGAATCCCGCGCCCGGAAAACAACGATTAATATTTCATGGGGTGTAATACCTATCTTGCCCAAGAAAATTGGCTCAGATGCGCTGGGTTACATGAAAAAGATAAACTATGACGTACAGACCAGCGCCATAGACTACGAGGCTCTGATCAGCAAAAAAACTATGGTCAACCTTGCAAAGCTGTACGCCGACGACCGCACCAAGTGGTCAGCCCAACAAGTTAACCAGGCGGCCGGCAGACAGGTTATTCAGCCAAAAGACCCGTCTGAAATGCCCGGAGGAATGGCATTTAATGATCCTAAATCTGTAGATACTGCCGCCGCCGTTGGTGTTTTCTTCCTTGAACAGGAAGCGGCCCTGCAAACATTACTCACTAAATCAGCCGAAGAAGGGGTAGAACCTGTAATCTTCGATCAATGCAAGGATGACTTTCTTACCATAGGAACGTCGGGTGTCCGCGTCGCCACTAATGAAAATAGTAAAATAGTTGTCAATGATTGGATAGACCTTGAAAATTGCGCGTATCCGTGGTCGCAATATCTCGATCACCGCGATATGACCTGGTTCACGGAATACCGTAAAATGACCATTGGCCAGTTGCGAAAAGAACTAAAGATTGACGAAAACGAGCTCATAAAAATTGCGAAGATGTACGCCAATGACATGGGCATGGACAATTTTTACATGAACCGTCAGCATGAGCGCAACAATCCAAGTTTCGGCATGAACATGATGGACCAGATACAGGTCGATGTTGCTGATTGCCGGTGGCTGGGGATGAAAGGGGTTGACTTTACCGTTATCAGAAATAAGAACAGCGGAAACCTGGTTATAAATGATGTTGAGGGGGATTACGAAATTTCGGATAAAGACGAACGTGAAGGGAAAAAAGTTTACAACTACAAAAATCAAACAGTCTATAAGGCTAAACTTATTTTAGGCACCGGCCATGTTTTTGACTATGGGGAGGATAACGATATAGGATGGCAGAAAAGCGACACCGGGAAGATGACACCGATATTCCCGATCAAGATCGTTAAAATAGGCAATATGTCCCTTGTGGAACGGTGTATTGAATTTGTTGATGATGCTAACCTTGCCAATTACAAATTGCGTATTGCACGTCAGAAGATGCCCGCTCCGCCGAATCTTTATATTGATAAAGCGGCGCTTGAGGGGGGTATAATGATCGACGGAGTGAATTACAAGCCGCACCAGCTTATGCGGCTATTACAGGATGAGGGTTTCTTAATCGGCGACAGTAAAGACCAGTGGGGAAAGAACGGGACGCAAAGCCGCGCTGTGCAGCCCATAGGCACCGATATGATTGGTATTATAGCTGCCTGGGTAAATGACCGGGATAATAGCATAGCCATGATTGATAAGCTAACCGGCATCAATGATATGTTTTCCGCGTCAAATCCGCAACGTAAAGAAGCGGTGGGTGTGTCCAACAACCTTATTGCCGGAACGCAGAATTCACTTACCGATGAAGTGGTGGGGTATAGGACGCTTTTAGAGCAAAGTAAAAAGATACAGGTTAAGAAATGGCAGGTGGTGGCGTCTAACATGACAGAAGAAGAACGGAAGCCAATGTCAATTAATCGTGCGCTGAAAACCGTTAAAATGGGTTCTGACCTTAACGACTTTGATTTTGATATTCAGGTACACGCCGCTATTACCGATGAGGAAAAGGCAGAATTTTTACAAGACATCAAGCAGATGCGCCAGGTTCGCCTGCAGTCCGGTTCCGGAGGTATTAATGAAGCTGATTACATGCTTTTGGTTAATATGGTTAGGTCGGGTAAAATGGTACAGGCACAATTGGCTTTATCTCAAATAATCACGGTTCGCAAACAGGAGGATCAACAGCAGCAACAGGCTATGTTACAAGCCAACGGGGAAGAACAGCGTAAATCAGAACAGCAAAGTTCCGACAATCAGGCTAAATCAGAGCAGCAGATTGGACAGATCGAACAGGGCAACAAGACCAACGAGTTAAATCTTAAACTTCGGAATGAATTGGCTTTAGAAAGAGAGCGTCACATGAATGCTATGCGGGAGGCTGCGATAAATAATGTGTATGGCAATCATAAGAAAAGTGCATAAAAAAACCCGGTTATTAGCCGGGTAAAATGTGCAGTTTTGAGTATCCTATCCTGCCAGCCCTACACCTTTCCAAGATACCATCTTTGTATTAGTGGATTCGAACCAATCAGTCCGGGCGTTTTATAATCTTAATGATTTTCTCTTTCGTGATTCCGCTCTCCAACCGTCATTAATGGATTATCCGGGTTAACGACATCGCTGCCAAAATACCTTTCATTTCCAAAAACATTGATATTTCCCGGTTTTTCAGTCCTGAAGGTTTTTACTACAGGCGTTTCAACAAGCGGTTGTTCGGTTTCAACGGACGCCGCGTTATCAACGACCGGTTGCTCCGGTTGGGGGTTTTCGTAACGTTGAATAATTTCATATAGCCGGGTTAATTCTTCGCGTAGGGACAGGAACGCATCTGTTTCTCGCTCGTTAAGGTCAATGGTGTTCCATGTTGCGAATAATTCGGCAAACTTCGATTTTGCCGCATCGTATTCCGATACTTCCTGGTTTTGTTCGGGAACCGTCGCCGCTTCATTAACTATATCGGGATTGTTCGGCGGATTGGTTTCATCACCTTCAATAGGCGGATTTTCTTCAGCTGGTGCAACATACCCTTCATCACCGGGTAGCAGGTTGCCGTTTTCGTCGGGCATGTTTTTAATTTTTAAAGAAGTGAATTGATTTACAAAAGTGCAATTATCTCGGGATAAAACAAAAGAACAGATTCTACACCTTCATAAATCATTTCCTCGCCAACCATAGGGGGAAATATTACCCGTTGGTGAAGGTATTTTACCGGCACGGTATCACCTATTTCAATCACAAGGCCCACGTTGCGCGTGTCCTGTGACTGCTCCGGCAGATACACGCCGTGAAGTGTTTTTTCAATGGGGCGTTCTCTTGCTATAATTACGCGGTTACCTATTAATTTAATCATTTGTCGATTGCTTTTAGTAAAGGGAAATAGGTATTTATTAATCTACTTATTTCGGACTCTTGATTAGTGTCGATAGTGTAAATCGGTTGTCCAATTACCGATTTTAACTCTGGGGAATATTTGTGCATGATAATTACAATGTAAACTTCCTTAATAAATCCAGTTATGTCACCTCTGTATTTTACTTTAGAAAAATACCATCCATCTTCGGACAAAAAGCGTAAATCGGTTTCAAAAAACCCATCTTGCTCAATAAATTCGGGGAATATTTTTTGTGCCATTATTTATATTTTTCATAAAGGGCGGTTAATTCTTCTTCTGTTTTTTCTTCAAGGGCGAAAGTGTTAAATGCGTATTGGTTAGGGCCCTCATAACGCATAAGCCCGGTAGTTTCAAATTCTTCACAAGCCGAAATAGGAATTTTATTGGTTATCAGTTTCACCAGCGCAATAAGTTGTTTTTTATTGGGCTTTGGTTTAATTATTTCCGGAGCAGGCATAGCCATGTCGCCTTTTATTACTTCCATAACAGGGCGTTGTTTTGGTTCTTTGCCCAAATGTTTAGCCACGCACCAATCGCCAATTATTTCTTCTACGGCTGGATTGTAAAAAGAGTGTTCGCCGAAACTGTACCAGTAGTCAACTTGTGATAAACTTTCAACCCTGTATAAAAAAGTTGTTTTTTGGTCACATTGCTCAAGTTGCCAATCCAAAAACGCTATACGGGTTTTATAGGGCATCACCCGGATAAAGGCTGTATAGAAAAACTGTTTACCAACTTCAATGCTTAATTGGTATTCAGCATATTTTTCCGGGTCTATACGGACTTCGGGACGGCTTTCGATGTCGCGTCTTATCTCGTTCCGAAAATCGCTGTTAAAGGCTACCTGTAGCTGATAGGGCGCTGTTATCGGTTCGTCAAGGTACACCCATGAAAATAAATCCTGGTTTTTAAATATTTGTTTGGTGTTCATACATTGTTTCTATTGGTAAAAATTTTACGGTATATCCGAACATTTTAAATTGTTTATGTGATTCAACCCAATATTCTGATATTTCTTTTTCCGCTATCGGTATTTCCTTGAACGGAATGTAAATGAAAACATTTGGGTGACTTATTTTGATGTTAAGAAATCCGCAATAGGCTATTTTTTCAATTAACGGAAAAAGATTAGTAAGCCTTTCAACGTATTTAAAGGTTTTTTGTGTGTTCATATATATCTATAGTAAAACTCGACTCTTGGTGATAAACCAGTATCTTTCCCATGTCTTAATAGATTATCCTTGCGTATAGCACCGTCAAGTAGGTGCCACATGTCGCTTGTGGTATCCATTTTAATAAGACCTATTAGGTCACCCGCTTTTAAAAGTTCCATATAATCCGCTATCGGGATTGTTACGATGTGTTTTTCAGCATTCATAATTTTATCGTGTTATAACCCATATACCCTTAACCAATATTTCCTTTTTACCGCACCTTGCGCAGATACGCCGTTTGGCGAAGCGGTAAATAAGCCAGTTGTGGTTGAAAAAAATACAGAAAAGTGATTTCATATTTCAAACTTTATATTAAGTTCTTCGCCAATTACGCGCAATATTTCAGTTCTTGTTCCTTTTTTTCGGCCACTTTCAATGCCCGATAAAGTATTGACTGACATATTGAGTTTTACGGCCAATTGAGCCTGATTTTTAAACCCGTGCGCTATTCTTGCCTCACGAATTTGGGTTCCAATAAGTTTCATGTCCATATTGGGAAACGAAAATATGTAACCTAATTGGTATAACCTAATTGTGTAAACTAAAATGGTACTATCCAATTAATTTTACGGTAGAAAAAAATCGACTTATGGCTTTAACCGCAGAGCAGTATGCTAAGACAATGGAAGGTACAGAAAACGCCATTGAACTACCTAATAACCCCAATACTCCCGCCGCCAACACGCCGGCACCAACCGAACAACAACCCAATACCCCGGCCCCCGGCGCAGCAGCGCCAGCCGCCGAAAATACCCCAGCACCAACGGGTGCAGCGGCACAACCTCAATTTAATCTTGACGAAGAACTTGTACGGAGTACAGGTGGAGCAGTAAAGAGTAAAGACGAGCTTGTGGCTCTTTTAGATCGCGCTAAAGTTCTGCCCGACTTGGAAAGCCGGATACAGACCTTTGAAAGAGAAAACGCCGAATTAAAGAGTAAGGCAGAAGCCAATCCGTTCGCCAACGAGTACATTCAAAAACTCAATGACTTAACCCGTTCCGGCGCTTCCGAAAGCCAAATCAGCGCTTTCACACTTTTAAACCGTATTCCGTCGTTGGACACGCTTGAGGCGCTTGACGCAAGTTCTCTTGCCCTGCAACTCAAACACGGCCTGACACCTGAAGAAGCGAAACAGTATCTGTACGACAAGTATGAGGTAGACCCCGAAAACCCAACCGCTGAACTTTCTCCATCTGCTAAAATCGCCTTGAAGGTTGACAGCACAGTAGACCGTGAGTTTTTAAAGACTTATAAAGCCGAAGTTTCAGCGACACCAGAGGACAAAGCGGCACAGCAACAGCAGTTGTTTGAGCAGCAAAACGCGCAGCGTATAGCCCAGGTAGAACCCATAGCAAAAAATGTGGCCACCGAAGTGCTTGCCTTAGCGTTTAAAGGTTTCTCCATAAACGGGCAGGAAGGTGACAAGGCCGTTAAGATTGATCTTCCAATCAGCGACGAGCAAAAGATTGCCCTTACAAACGCGACCCTCGACTATGTTCGCAACTTTGACATTAAGCCGAATGAAGATGGCAAGGCTAAAATAGCTGCCTTCATCAAAAATTCGGCATGGATACAAAACGGAGAGAAGTGGGTAATTGAGGCGGCAAACCAACGGGAACTGCAAGTACGGGCGTCTTATGACAACCCGTCAACAGGCAATCCTGACAGGGGTAAAAACAATCCGAATGTTGCGACAACCTCACAGGAAAAGCGAGCCGCCAATATCCGGTCAACACTTGGGTTATAACAGAATTATTAACCTTATTTAAAAAATTAACAAATGTCTGCTCCAGCATATCAATACGCAACCAGCCCTACCGCCATACAGGCGGAGGCCAGCCAGGGGTTATTTACGGCGTGGCAACTCGCCGCAGATATTCCGCAAGTCCGTAAGGATTTGATGTCCCGGCATAATTACCAGAAGAACTTTTATCACATGCTCCGTGAACTCGGCCTCGGAAGCCCACTGATCGGCCCTACCTTCGCCCACTGGGAATTAGATTGGATCATCAATAACTTCCTTGTCGGCGCTATTACAACCGCCTCAACAGGCCCGGGTACAAATGTGACTTTCAGCCTCGATCCCACCTCCATGTACACCAACACCATGCCGGGGAATGTTACCGGGGTGTTCTCGTACCTTGCCGAAATGGATATTATCACCTTCCCCGATAATACCAAAGCGCAGGTGATAAAAGGTGGTGTGAATATGACCGCCAATCCGTTCCTTGTTACCGTACAGCCGTTACAAACCACCGTTGACCTTGCAACAAGGTTATTAGCGGGCGGTCGTTACTGGATTTCTGACAACGCATTTGCGGAAGGAACATACGGCGCGAAACCCAAAATCCCCCGCGTTTACCGCTGGTCCAACAACACCCAAATCATCAAATCAAACTTTGGTGAATCGGGTACATCGGCAACCAACAAAATGCCTTTCCGCAATGTGGAGGGTGACGAGGGTTCATTGCTTATCTTAGGCGGCGACGCTACCGATAAGTTGCATTTTTCCCGCATCTCCAAAGCCTTGTTCTTTGGTCAGCAAAATAACAACCTGCTTGCAATTTCAGATGCCACAGGCATCAATACCCCTATCGGCACCACACAGGGCCTGGACAATTATGTTACCACCTATGGTAACCAGTTGCCTTATCCTGTAGGCCAGTTCGATATGGACGACTTTGATGCTTTGGGAGAGATTTTCAACCGGGAAATGATTGCCTCCAAAAACATCCTTATGCCAATGGCATATAACCTGCATTCGCAGATTGATAATACGCTAAAGGATTATATGGATTACACCTCGTTCAAATACGCGTCTGAAACATGGCCGTTTAAGTTTGACGCGGCCAGCATGGGGATGAACGACCCGAAAGACTTCTTCCTGTGGCTGCAGTTCTCCGGACTGTCTAAAAACAGCTATCACTTCCTGATGAAGCACCAGCAGGAACTTGATGAAATTCAGGGAGCTGGTACAATCGGCTATAGCTGGATAAACACCGGTTTTGCCCTGCCTGTCGAAGCGTATAACAACCCGGAAGGTTATGAGAATAACATGGCTCCAACCATCGGTTACAAGTACAAGGCATTACAGGGGTATTCCCGCGAAATGTCTGTAAGCTGGACAGGTGGTGCGCCGGTGAAGGCAAGGGCGACAAGCTCGCTTGACGCCTACCAGATGGATATCACGTCGGAACTTGGCGGCGACTTTAGTCTCGGCAACCAGATGATAAAGATAGTGCCGCAATAAATCATTAACCCAATTTAAGCCCGTAGCGGAATTAATCAACGCTACGGGCATTATTTCCAACTAAAACATAAAAACATGTCAATTTATATAGACAACGAGGTTATGAACGGCAAAAAAGCTGTTTGCGAGTTCCTCAAAATTGATCCCCATTCAATCCCTGCTCCCCGCAGGAAGAAATTTCAAATGAACGTGGCTGTCATCGACAAGCAAGGCACGAAAAGAAGCAATAAGAGTTTAGGCGGAAAGGCTGTTTACAATATATATGTCCCCCATCTTGGCAGGCACGTAGAGATACGCTGGGCTATGAGCCAAAAGAAGGTGAAGGACAACGTATGGCTATACACGCCGAAAACCATTTGGATGCTTCCCGCCGAAAACGGAGAGTTTGAAGAAAACGACGATTCTAAATTCCTTTACTGGTATTTAAATCCCCTTTGCCGGCATAGTCCCTTCAAAGTTGAAGGAGCGTCGCAGGCTTATGGTTACCAGGATAAAAACGCAGAGGCTGTTGAGGAACTGGATCGTGAGGAAAAGGTTATCAATGCCATGAGTATTATCGTGGGCAACAACGCAAAATCAGACAGTCAGCTGGCAACGCTTGCAAAAGGATTAGGTATAGCGGGTGTGGATGATATGACCCCGGCGCTGGTGAAGAAACATCTGAAAACGTTGGCTCATGCAGATCCCACAGGATTTTTTAACAAGGCCCAATCGCGGGAAATTGTGTTCTCCGGCAAAGTACAGCAATGTATCGACAAAGGCATTTTGGTGTTAAAGAACCTGAACGGTATGCAGCGGTGGTATTTGCTGAAAAACGAAATATTGCCTATTCAGTTTGGGCAGGACCCGACAGCAGAGATAAAGAACCATTTGGCAGAAAAATGGTATCTGTATGCCGACCAGGTAAACGAAGCGTTGCAGGGCATCGACTTAAAGTCAAAACTTGATAACGCTCAGAATGACGAGGCATTTGAAAGCGACCGGATAGAAAAGCCGGTTGACACCTCGCAGATAAAACAGGTCATTAAAAACGACCTTAATCCGCCAAAGCCCATGAATATGGAACTTGCCATTTTGATAATGGAGAAGATACGGAAGAAAGAAGGTCTTGAAGGAAAAGTAGCTAAATGGGCTGCTATTGAAGATTTGACCGATCCGAATATTCATCCGGCGACAAAACAGGCCCTTGAAAGGACGGAAAATAAGGAGTATATCGCAGCGTATAAGGCGACACATCCGGATAAGTACCCTGTAGAAGAATTGGTTTAGGTTTATATTGTTTTTTATTTGATTAAAGCGGGGCTGGTTACCCCGCTTTTTTATTTGCGCATTATTTCACTACATTTGGTCAATGGTTAGCATCTACGGATTTCTTTGGACGC